TGATTAATAATTTTCTCATCTAAGTGGAATATCAGCGCATGTGTTATCGCTGGTTGTTGTGATGTTTAATGTTATTTCTACGCCTGCCAGGTAATCCTCATACTTATCTGAAATAATCCTGAATGACGTTTGATCTTCGATGAAATACGGCCTTTTGCCCGTGCGAATAATGCTGATAATGTCTGAAGCAATTTGCAATTGATCACTGATAACGTCCTGCTCAAATAAGTTCTCTTGGCCTGACTTATCTAAGAAAAAAAACTGCACATTATAAACCTGTTCCTGCCCTTTATTGAGTGTACCATCAACAACTGAGTAGCAACATAGCGGAAACTCAGGTTGTCCGTCTTTGAATATCCACTCGCCCGGTGTCGCATTTTTTGCGGTTCTTATCATCGCATGACTTTCCAGCAGGCTTTGGATTGTTCTTATTATTTGATTGTACGTCATGCAGTAAAACTTTGTCTATTAATTTTTGCTTGTATTTCATCGGTATGTAAAAATGAAAAGTTCACTTCCGTTCGTAATATCTCCGGTGGGTAGCGTTACACGGGAGCCAACGATTTGCAAATAGGCTGTGTTTGTTGTGGTTGATGCCGTGATGCCTTTAGCAAGCCCTGAGCGTACCGCTGTCATTACTGTGCGCCCACCAAGTACGGATACATCAAAGAAAGAAACGCCTGCATCCGGCGTAACCTCTACCCTTATCGGCGTTCCCGATATTGCGCTGTTATTATATGACCGTGTTTCAGGGTTCACATAACTACCGCCTAAATAGATCGGGCATGTATATGCTTTTGTTTCCGGGAAGATGACATCAAGGCCGCTGCCTGGATTAAAGTATTCTGAAAATAACAGGTAGTTTTCACGCAGGTAATTAATAATCCTTTGCTTGTAAAACTCTGCCATCTCTTTATACTTGCTTGATAGCAGTTCAATATCCGCACGGGATGGCGCAAGGCTTTCCTCAGATGTTTTTTGCAATACACCTTTGGAAAAAAACTGGTAACTGAGCGACAAGGGAAGTAGGCTCATTGTGTACCACACAACGCAGTCCGTAACATAGTTATCTAAAAACGCTTTTTCATCATTGGTTAAATTACCTGCGTCAATGCCGGTCTGCAGCCGTGAATAAAACGTGCTACCAAGCGCAGGTTGAACGTACATATCCTGCGCAAGTTTTATCTGATGGAAAAGCTGATCACCTGCAATGGCATTACTTATGCCGGTGCGGTCTTTTAGCTTTTCTTCGTTTATAAATAAAATGTTTGCGCTCATTAATTAGATTTTCTTAGTACGGTTAATGCATTCCATTGATGACGGCATGATGGGCGTGGTATGCCTGATGGCTGCGTGAACCATCCGCCCCTGCGATCCCATACACTGTATCCCAGGCGTTCACTTATCCTTTCAATATCCGACCGGCTCCATACCTTTGCTTTGCTTAACTCCATCATTTTAGCACAGAAAGGACGGTTTTTTTCATCTTCCGGGCCGCTGTATGTGTACCTTAAAAGAATATCTACCGTAGTTGGTTTATAGTCTTTTACCGGCGTATCGGTTGCAGTCCTTTCAACAATATCATCCTCGCCTACCTTTACGATCTGCGGCGCAAGTACATTCGCTTTTTCAAGGTTTGATATTAATCTGTTTACAATAGCAACATCCTGCTTTAAAGTTTTGGCAATAACTTCAGCGGTTATGCGCTTATCCTTTTTGATTAAGTTGATTATGTTTGATTCCAGTTCTGATAGTTCTTTTACGTCCGCAAAATATTCAGCTTCACGGGCAGGCTTAGACGATAATATTTCGTAGTCGTTTATATCTTCGCCAAACTGCGCAAACTGTTCAGTAATTGCAAAGTCAATTTCTTCCTGATCTGAAAATTGCTGATCCATACTGTCTGCGTCAAGCATGGTAGCAATATCTTCATCTGATAAAGCCCAACTATTTTTAAGCATCATGGCCGCCTGGTTACGGTTCAATAGACCTTTCTTATACTTCTTTACAATCCTATCCATGTGCTGAAATTCTCGGCCACTCATTCCTTTCAGGTTTGAATTGACAGCCATTTGCCCGCTAACGTCAAACGGGGCCGCTTGCGGTGCACCTGATGACTTGGCCGGCGGTAATGCGTAATATTTCTGATCTACGCCCAATTTGTCAAGGAAGTACTCACGGGGCATAACTTCCAGCAGCAAATCTTCTTTAATAGAGAATCCGAGCGGTTCAACAGGTGTAATTTTATAATCGCCTTTATATCCTACAAATTCAAGTATCTTATTGAACACTTCCTCATGCGCCTGCTGGCGTTCGTTAACGTAGGTGTTATTAAATATTTCGTATGCATCCACGATCTCAGAACGACCGCCTAACTGCCCCTCAGTTTTAATGCCGAATAACATAGGGCTTGTTACCTGATGCGATGCAAATATTTCCTGCTGAATGAGGTTATTGATGTTGGTGAAATCTTCCTTTGTAAGCATCGTCTGAGATAGCGGCAGTATTTCTGCGGCGTTATCTTTTGACGGGTTAAACATGATCACCACACGATCCCCTTCACTGCCGGTAAATTTCTTTTTCAGTCCACTTTCAACGGCTGCTTTTTGTTCTTCATGCGGTTCACCGTTGTTAAGATTGATAAGAGTAGTTGCAACGAATCCATCCTTTGCGTTACCTAAAATATGCCTGCTTACCTGTACATCTGATTCAATGTAGTTAAGTCCCTGGAAATAACTTGGCAGCGGGTAAACGTCTGATTTAGGGTTATACTGCTTAACAAAAAGGATTTGATTTTTATGCTCAGCAATGGTGGCGGGATCTGTGGAAAATGAATGATAGCATCTTGCATCCTCTTTATTATCCTTCCAATCGTTTTTAACCTTAAATTCTGTCTGCTCTTTATTCGATCTTACTTTGTGAAATTCGATGTGATAAACGTCTTTGATCTTACCGAGCAGGTTGTAAATGATCTGTAAATAATAACCGCCGTACATCTCATCGTCAATGATGCATTTCTTTGCGACCTGGTTAAATGTTTCACCTTGTGTATTTGCTTTTACCGGAATGCCTTCAAAACCTTTACCATAGATATAATTTGCTTTGCCTTTAACGATTGCGCCGTGCTTCGGGCTTTCGTTATACAGGCCCATTAAGTAGTTAGGATAATCATCGTTTTTGCCAAACTGGATATACCCCTTGGCCTTTACTTCCTTAAATTCAGGCTGTTCAGCTTTGGCAAACTTTATGGTAACGATATTTTTATAATCAGTCATTGTAAGTCTTAAATGAATTTGATTGGCCGGAATACTTAACCGGGCTAAAATCTGTTGCAGCCCTCAGATACATGTAACCCTCCTCTACGATATTGCCAGTTACTGCCATGTCAGATGCAGACGCTTTTTCATATATACTATATACCCAAAAGCCATCTGTTGACGTACTGAAGTAACTATTTACAATTAGTTGAAATTTATCGTACCTGGCCGATGTGCTTGTGTTGGTAGCCATGACCTTTACTACATCGGAGGTGGTCTGGTTAGTAAATACAAAAAGGAAATACGGAGCCGAGATTGTGGCGTTTTCCGTACCGGTGAAATAAATGGTTTCAGTATTTCCTTTGCGTAAGTTGATCATATTAAAAAACCCCGTCTTGCAACGGACGGGGCAGTTTATAGGTTTTTCGTATTGTTAGCTTCCAGGTGTTTCCAAAGCAAGTCCGATGACTGAAGGAACGGTGAAAAAATCTTCCCTTTCCTGCCCGGTAAAATTCAGCGTGTAACCATTTGCATCACCTGCTCCTGCGCCCGTTTGCCCTTTTGATTCACCCATGAATAGGCCATTAAAGCGCCCGTACATACGGTAAGTGCCGTCTTTATCCAGCGTAACGGCAACGAGCCTGTTTTTTGCCAGCGTCATGATAATGTTACGGGTGGTAGCATCTCTTTTGTTGATTGGAAAATCCAGTATCTGATCGAAATACAATGTGCCGTTTTCAACAGATTTGATTGGATTGCTTTGTGCGTTGGCGGTTGACCTTGTAGGTACTTCAAACTTCCAGAATCGAGTACCAGATGCCTTTGTGATAGCCGATACTGCGCCGCTTGCATCCGTTACGATGGTTACGTTTTCGTACTCAGTAAAATAAACGGCATCTATGCCGCCCACGGCTTCGTCGCACTGTATCGCGTAACCGCCAATTAATTCGCAAAATGCCATTTGTTAAGTATTAAAAAAGGCGGCGTTTATTGCACCGCCTTTACGTTTGAAATATTGTTTTAGATCGCAGCTTTGAACTTCACGCACTCGTTTGTGAAGGCAACGTTTACACCCATCTTCCAGGCTCCACGGAATCTTACATCGTTGTTATCTTCGCTGTACCACATTTTCAGGCTGTTTGTATCTTCGCCTTCCAGGTCAAC